AACTACGTCGGTGCCGTCTACGACTGGGACAGCGACAAGGTCCTGGTCTGGGAGCGGCCGGTTGAAGGTGGTGAGCGCCAGCTCCGCACCTGGCCGGCCGAGCACTACTTCTACGCGCCCAGCGAACAGGGCACGTACCGCTCCATCTACGGCTACAACCTCGAGAAGCTCGTCTTCGACAACGACAACGAGCTGAAGGCAGCGGCGCGTCAGGTGGTATGGGGCCGACACGAGAGCGACATTCCGCCGCTCTTCAAGTGCCTCATGAACCGGTACTACGATCGCACCACGCCGATCGTGCACTACGCGTTCATCGACATCGAGGTCAACTACTCCTCGAAGATCGGCTTCGCTGGCCCGCAGAACCCGTACGGCATCATCAACGCCGTGACGGTGTACCAGTCGTGGACGAAGAAGTACGTCACACTGGTGGTTTCGCCGATCGTCAACGGCGTGCGGTGGTCAGGCACAGTCGAGGACCTGCACCGGCGCCACGACGAGCTCGTGGCCGAAGGCAAGCTGCGCAAGGAGCAGGTGACGGAGTTCCGCATCTGCCAGACCGAAGGTGAGCTCATCACGCAGATGCTCGAGCTCATCCAGGACGCGGACATCATCTCGGGCTGGAACTCGGAGTTCTTCGACCTCCCGTACATCGTGAAGCGCGTTGAGCTCGTGCTGCCGCGCCTGCTCCAGAAGCTCTGCTTCCCTGGCTGCCGCAAGCCGAAGGAGCGCATGGTCGAGCGCTTCGGCTCTCCTGAGCTCGCCTACACGCTGTACGGCCGCACCCACCTCGACTACCTCGACCTCTTCAAGAAGTTCACGTTTGAAGGTCGCGAGAGCTTCGCGCTTGGCAACATCCTGCAGGAGGAGGTCGGCCTCTCGAAGATCCACTACGAGGGCACCCTCGAGCAGCTCTACCACAACGACTTTCCGACGTTCTGCTGCTACAACTTCCGCGACGTCAGCGGCATGGTGGACCTGGACGAGAAGTTCAAGTTCATCCAGCTCGTGAACCAGATGGCGCACGAGAACACCTGCCTCTTCGAGAACATCCTCGGCACGGTGCGCTACGTCGAGACGGGTATCGCGAACCGCGCCCACTACGTCCACAACCTCATCGTGCCCGACAAGGCCATGAACCACGACGGTGAGAAGGTCGAGGGCGCGCTCGTGCTGAACCCGAAGATCGGCCTGCACGAGTGGATCGGTTCGGTGGACATCAATTCGCTGTACCCGTCGGTGATCCGCGCTCTCAACATTTCTCCGGAGAAGTTCCGCGGCCAGTTCGAGAACGGCGAGGAGGACTGGCGCGGCATCATGGTCGACCGCGATGACAAGCTGCATGTCATGCGCCAGGACGACGGTGACTACTTCGAGGCGACCGGCTCGCAGTGGCGCGAGATCATTGCCGATCAGAAGTGGGTCATCACGGCCTACGGCACCGTGTTCGACGAGAGCGGCGAGCAGGGCATCGTCGCCGATACCCTCACGTACTGGTTCGCCGAGCGCAAGCGCCTGCAGGCCGAGAAGAAGAAGTACGCGAAGCTGGCCAAGGCCGAGACCGATCCCGACAAGAAGGCCGAGTACGAGCGCCTCGAGGCGCACTACGACCTGCTGCAGCTGACCAAGAAGATCCAGCTGAACTCAACCTACGGAGCCCTCCTCAACGTTGCCTTCCGCTTCGGTCGCAAGGAGATGGGTGCGTCGGTTACCGCCTGCGGCCGGCAGATCACGACGCACATGATGGAGACCATCCACTCCATTCTGTCTCCAGACGAGGCGGCCAAGATCGTGAAGTCGACCGAGGTCGACGAGGACGGAACTGTCCAGCACGTCTACGACATCGCTGGTCGCGTCGTGCTGTACGGTGACACGGACAGCTGCTACTTCGCCACGCCGGCGAAGGACCGCGACGAGGCCATCAAGCTCGCCGACGACACCGCTGCCCGCACGAACGCCACGTTCCAGTCGTTCATGCAGCGCGTCTTCAACTGCCAGCCGAACTACGACAACCTCATCAAGGCTGGCCGTGAAGTGGTTGCCGAGCGCGGTCTGTTCCAGGCCAAGAAGAAGTACGTGCTGAAGGTGATCGACCTTGAAGGCGCGGCGGTCGACAAGCTCAAGTCGCAGGGCTCGGAGATGAAGAAGTCGGACACCCCGAAGGTGATCCAGGACTTCCTCAAGGAGCTGATGAAGCGCATCCTCAGTGGCGCGAACTACGACGAGATTGAGACGTTCGTCAACAGCAAGCGCAAGGAGGTGCTTGGTCGCAACGGTGACATGTTCTCCGTCGGTGTGGCCAAGCAGGCCAACAATCTCGACGCGTTCTACGCGGCTTGGTCGCGCTCGGGCAAGAAGCCGAACGGCCCAGTGGTGATGGTGAAGGGCGACGCTGCCAAGGCCACCAACATCCCTGGCCACATCCGCGCCGCGTTCATGTACAACGAGCTGGTGAAGGAGCGCAACCTCGACGCCAAGCTCGTGCGCTCAGGTGACAAGGTCAAGATCTTCTACCTCAAGGCGAACCGCTACCAGCTCAAGGCCATCGCGTTTCCAGCTGACTTCGATCGGTTCCCCGAGTGGTTCACCGATGAGTTCCAGGTGGACCGCGCGCTGACCGAGCAGAAGATGTTCGACAACAAGCTGGGCGGCATCTTTGACGCGCTGGGCTGGGAAATCCCGACGGCGCAGAACGCGCACATCAAGAAGATCCTGAGGTTCTGACATGGCACGGATTGTGAGCAAGCGTGGACGACCAGAGCCCAAGCCAGCGGCTCCAGCACCGGCGCCTGCTCCCTACAACCCGCGCATCATCGTCAACCCAGACGGAAGCTGGTCATTCCCAACTGGCAGCGCCCCAGCTGCACCCGCCGATCCCGATGAGGAGGTGCTTCGCCGCACCACCGACGGCGTCGACGTCAACTACATCAACATGGAGGACTGCTGATGGTCCGCATCGTAAGCAAGAGAAAGCGCGACGAGCAGCTCAAGGAAGTTGCTGAGGTCGACATCGAGCTGCAGCTCTACAGCGACGACGAGCTTGATGAGCTCATTCGCAAGACGCAGCAGGTTGCCGACGAGGAGGACGCCGGCTTCTACAACGAGGACTGGGTCATCCAAGGTCGCCAGGCCTTCGAGGGTCTCAGGTTGGTCGAGGACGTCTGCGCGCTGCAGCAGAACTGGGACTACTTCTACAACTACAAGATCGAGGCCTTCACCATCAGGACGCCTGGCGCGATGGTCAGCCTGACCGAGGAGTTCATCCAATCGCTATCCATGCCGATCAAGCAGTACCTTCTTGATTACAATAAGCCATGAACTTCACCCCTGAGCACGTCGCGGAGCTTCGCTCCATCCTCACCACCTGCAAGGCCGTCGGCCTGGATGCAGTCGTCTTTGCCGATGGCATGGCGATGAGCGCCAACGACAAGCGCACCCTCGCCCTCATCACTCCATCTCCGCTCGTTCCGCCAGGTGGTGCCAAGATCGGCATCAACCGCATCAACGAGCTGAGCAAGCGGCTGGACCTCTTCACAGGTGAGGTGAGCATCGAGGGCAAGGAAGGTCAGCGCGGTGAGATGGTCATCCTCACCATGTCGGCAGGTCGCACGAAGGCGCAGTACCGCTGCACCTCAACGTCGATGATCCCGCACCCCAAGGAGAACGCCGACCCGGCGCACAGCGTGATCAAGCTCTCGCGCGAGGAGGCCCAGACCCTCTTCAAGGCCATCAAGACGTTCGGCGCGGAAAGCGCAGTGCTGAAAGTTGCCTCCTCGGGAGATGTACATATTGAGTGCGTCGACAGCACGAACGATCAGTTCTCAACGGTTCTCTCAACGGCCGCTGAGTTCGTGAACGAAGCTGAGAACGTGCTCTTCACCTACGCCGCGCCGACCCTGTCGACTGTGCTCGAGGTGGGTGCTCGTGACGCAGAGGAGCTGCAGCTCGTGCTCGGTGAAGGAGGTTCCCTCACCATCGACATCAAGGGCCGCTCCATCGTGGTGATCTCCAACGCAGATGAGGATTGAGATGGATGACATTGAAAAGCAGCGCGTCGAGTACGTCGCTGAACTGGAACAGCAGGTGAAGTACCTACAGGAAGAGCTGGCAAAGTTCAAGCCGCTGGCCGAGAAGTGGGAACCGAAGGTGGTCGGCTCCATCGACCCGCACGACAAGCAGGTGCGCTTCACGCTCAGCTTTGGTGGCAAGCGCGTCACCGCCGTGGTGAGCCTGCAGAAGGCCGCTGCCAACAACGTGGACGACATCACGACGTCGGTTGCCGATACCCTCTTCGAGAGCCTCGTGGTCGAGAAGATCCGCGACGCCCTGCGCCCTGAGGTTGCTCGCCTGCAACCGGCCGCCGTCGGCGTCATGGGAGCCGGAACGTGGTGAAGTGGCTGAAGGGGCTCTTTGCCCCATCGGCACCGAAGCTGCGCGACAAGCTGACGAGCGTGTACGAGAAGGACGGCACTCCCTGGGCCGCCTTTGAGGTCGTCGGCTTCGAGGAGGATGGGCGGGTCAAGGTGAACTTTGCCTGGAACCAGAAGTTCATCACGAAGATCAAGGCGCTCGGCTTTGACGCTGAGACCGACGAGGACCGCGTTCAGCTGTTCTTCTTCGCTTCCTCGATGCGACCAACGTCGCTGAACGCCGACCCTGGCGACGATCCAGTCCAGTCTGAGGCGCACCCTCAGCTGAGCGCGATCAACAACGAGCTGCGGGTGTGACGCTGCTCGGTGCTCTTCTGATGGTGCTGGCGCTCTTCCTTGGAACGCCCGCTGTCCTGTATGCCCTCGTCTGGCTGCTGTTCAGGGTGGGGGTGTTTCAACATGGGTCTGGTCCTGGAAAACCGCCCAACTGGGAAAGGTGCTGCTGTGCCAGCAAACGTCTCTACTGAGCGCCTGAGCGAAATTGTCGGCGAGGTCATGGATCTCATCGAGGCTCCTGACATCTTTGGCTTCCTCGATGGGAACACGGGCAACATGCAGGCCCTGGAAGCTCGACTGCAGGAGGTCATGATGGGCCGCCAGAGGTACGAGTGCCTCGAGCTGGCCATGTACCTGCGCACAACCTTCAATCGAAAGGCGAACCTCCCGACCTGGCAACCGCTGTGCAATGCGACGGTCGAGATGTGCCAGATGCGCGGCGAGAACCTTGAGATGCTGTACGGTCTGATCCCGAAGGATCAAATCTATCCACGCAACACGGACGGCATGTCGGGCCCTCGCCATCCTCAAATGCGCTAGCACCACCGACGCCAACTGTGATACAATACAACTATGAAGAGTGTTGCCCTCAGCGAAGCAATGAAGCGGGTTCATGCTCGCCGCATCGCTTCAGGTGAGGACCGTGCCATCCGCCAGCGCATTCGTGAAACCCGTCTTAAGAAGGGTGATTGGACGCAGTGTGATGCGAGCAAGTGGGCAGACTACCGCAGGGCTGTCCGTGTCGTAACATCTGAGCAGCCTATTCACCTTCTGCAAAACCATCACCTCAGAGGACGTGGTCCGGGGAAGTATCACCTTGACCACATTGTAAGCCAGAAGATGGGCTTTGATCTTGGTATTCCTGCGTGGTTCATCGGTGACATCAGTAACTTGCGCTTCATTCCAGAGACGCAGAACTGCTCGAAGCAGCACTTTAGCGAGATGGATGATGTGCTTCATCTCTGGTATAGCCTAACCGAGACATTTGAATGAAGCGACTTGTAGTAGATACATCAAATCTTTTGTTCCGTGTCGCATCAGCACATGGAAAATACCATGCGAGTGAAGGTAGCGCAGAAGATCAAGCAGGCCTTGCTATGCACTCAGCGCTGATTACGCTTCGTTCATTCTACCGGAAGATCAAACCGGACCAGGTGGCGCTCGCCTTCGAAGGTGGCCAGAACTGGCGCAAGGCCTACACGAAGTCAGACGCCTGCGTATCGAAGCGGATCTACAAGGCCAACCGCGTCACCGACGACAGCAAGGTCGCCTTCTACGACCTCATTCGCTCGTTCGAGGAGCTCGCGCGCCTACACACATCGCTCGTCTGCCTCTCTGCACCGAGCCTCGAAGGCGACGACGTGATCGCCGGTTACGCGCAGCACTTCAGCGCCCTCGGTGACGAGGTCGTCATCCTCTCCGGCGACAAGGACTTCATCCAGCTGCTCAAGCTGCCAGGTGTCTCGCTCATGAACCCCGACGACGGCAAGCTCCGTGGCTGGGACAAGGAGACGGGCGAGAAGATCGATCCCGACTACTTCATGTTCGAGAAGGCCATTCGCGGCGACGCCGGCGACAACGTCATGTCGGCCTACCCCCGCGTCTTCGCCACGAAGATCAAGAAGGCCTACGAGAACGAGTACGACCGCACCAACCTCATGAACCACACCTGGGAGTTCTCGGACCCCAGCACCGGTGAGAAGCGCACGTACCGCGTCGGCGACCTGTTCGAGGAGAACATGAAGCTGATGAACCTCTTCCAGCAGCCGCCCGAAATTCGCCAGCTGCTCGAGGAAACCATCAAGCACGAGGTCGTGCACCACGGCCAGTTCTCGCTCTTCCACTTCCAGAAGTTCTGCGGCAAGTACAAGCTGAAGAAGATCGGTGAGGACGTCACCAGCTTCGTCGAGCTGTTCTCCAGCACGGGCCTCAACTCGCCGCACCGCGAGGAGACGAAGGCCATCCACGCCGAGAAGAAGCGGCAGTCGACCCTCAAGTTCTGATGCAGTTCGAGACCTTCAACGTTATCGGCAGCCTCATGCTGCTGATCTGCTCGGTGCCGCAGGCCATCAAGTCCATCAAGGACGGGCACTCAGACGGCCTGTCGCGCATCATGCTGTGGCTGTGGCTGACGGGAATGGCGTTCTGTCTCGTGTTCTTCGTGCACGCGCAGATCTGGCCGACGGTCATCAACTACGCCTTCAACCTCTTCGTCGCTGGCACCATCACCTGGTACGCGTACTTTCCAAGACAGCGCCAACGCCAAGATGTCAGCCAGGCAGTGTAAATAGCAGGTCACGGAATTTCTCCGTGGCATCAATGGGTCGGACCCACGGGTCCATAAAGCGTCCAACGCATTCCCGCAACCTGCTAGGAGAAACGCATGGCTACTGCCCCAACCAAGATCGAGAAGCGTCCGACCGACCTTCACCACGTGTTCCTGATCGACTGGAACGATGACGGCATCCTGAAGGAAATCGCCGTCGTGATGGAAGCACCGGACGGCACCATCTACGGCATCGAGATCGACAAGCTTCACAGCATCGACAAGGCTCGTCTGAAGAAGTTCCTCGTGTCGGTACACGCAGACAAGTACCCGCTTTGGGACCTCCTGTCCCAGGGCAAGCTGAACAACGGCGTCAACCCGCTCGACTTCTTCCACATGAACTACGTGAAGGTCAAGCGTCCACGCGGTGCAGTTCTCGGCGGCGGCCTCGCTTCCGTTGAGATCTACAAGGACGAGGCGCAGATCGGCTCCGAGTTCACGAAGGGCGATCAGGGCACCGTTTCGGGCCAGATCCCTCGCGCGTAAGAAGAGGACACCCTCTACCACAGATGGGGCCTTCGGGCCCCATCCTTTTTTCAGGTTGTACTTTTGGGAGACAGCAGACTATAATCAAACATCCTGGCCAGCATAAGGCCCAACTACAACTACCAAGGAGTAGCCATGACCAAAGTCCTGACCGCGCTTACCCTTTTGGTTGCCGCTTTGATTGGCACCGCCGCGCAGCTCTACGACCGCTTCGTTCCAGAACCGGTCGCCAACTCTGTGATCGCTGAGAAGGCCGACAAGGCCGTAGGCGATCAAGTCGTTCAGGTCCTTCCCTCGAACATGTCTGACAAGCAGCACCGCCTGCTGAACATGGCGTACGAGGTGGCAAAGGACAACGACTTCAAGAGCCCTGAAATCGTCCAAGCCATCCTGCTACAGGAGACCCACGCAGGTGGCCTCGCGAAGTACAACGTCGCCAACCCTGGCCCTGACGCCTACTTCGGTCCCATGCAGATCAAGCTCGTTGCCGCTCGCGCGGTGCTGAACAGCTGGCCCTCGATGTACGGTGAGTACGGGTTCCACACTCGCACCGACGACGAGGTCAAGGCCAACCTGATCCTCAACGACCGCTTCAACCTCGACGTCGGCACGAAGTACCTCATCATCCTGATGAAGCGCTACGGCCTGAGCGGCCGAGAGCTCATGAACGCCTACAACCGTGGGCCGGCAGGTGTGAAGGAGGTCGACAGCGGCACCTTCCACTACGCCATCGGTGCTGAGGCCAAGCTCGCCTCGCTGAAGGCACGTACCCGCTGACCCTCGCTTCAGGTTAGCCCGCGCTGGCGGGTGTGCTACAATGTAGCATGCTCGAACAGCGCACGCTTGCTGACATCATCCGCTCAAAGGTCCCGCTTGGTTCTCAGAACCCGCGGGGCTTCTTTGACGTTCACTGCCCGATCTGCCACGACAAGAAGCAGCGCGGCGGGTTCAAGTTCGACACCGAAAGCACGGGCTACAGCTGCTACAACTGCGGCGCCAAGTTCAAGTACGAGGAAGGTACCGGTCGGCTGTCAAGGAACGCGCGGCAGGTGCTTGAGGCCTTCGGCATCTCGCGTGAGGACCTCACCGCCCTTCCCTCTTCGCTGCTCAACCCCTCGCTGAACAAGGAAGCAGACGTCTCCCTTGATGAGCTGAAGCGCGTGAAGCTCTTCACCCCCGAGGTGGCGCTGCCGGACCGCAGCTTTCCGATCGGCTCAGAGGGCCATGAGGAGCTGCAGCTCCCGATCGCCGAGTACCTGCTCAGCCGTAGAGTGGACATCGACAAGCTCAAGCCGTACTTCAGCCTGGACCCGCGCTACCTGCGCCACGCCATCATTCCGTTCTGGAGAGATGGTAAGATCATCTACTGGCAGGCCCGTGCAATCGACGACGGTGTCAAGCGCCGCTACCTCAACTGCTCCATCGCCCGCGACGCGGTGCTGTTCGGCTACGATGAGCTCTACTCGTGGTCGCCGAAGCCGCTGTTCGTGTGCGAGGGGGTGTTCGACGCGGCGGTGCTGAACGGCATCGCGACCCTCGGCTCGAGCCTCAACGAGGCGAAGCTGGAGGTGCTGCGCAAGAGCCGGCGGCGCCTGATCTTCGTGATGGACCAGGACAAGACGGGTGACAGCTTCGCTACCACCGCCCTCGACAACGGGTGGGAGATCTCCTACCTCGACAAGACCGGCACCGACGCCAACAAGTCAGTGCAGCTCTATGGGTTGCCGTACACGGTATGGGTGCTGCTGAAGAACGCGACCCGTGATCGCATCAAGCTGAGCATGGGCCACCTCAATTCACGACTACAAGGAAGGTTCTGATGAACAACGGCGTTCCACTGATGGACGAGGAAGCGCAGCGCGGCTACATTGACGCGATGCTCTCCAACCCAGACATCTACGCGCGGGCCCACCACCTGCTGTCTCCAACGTTCTTCGAGCCGCACCTGGCCAAGGGCGTGAAGTTCCTGACCGAGTACTTCCAGGAGAACCGCACGGTGGCGCCGAAGGCGGTGTTCAAGCTGGCGACCAAGCTGGATGCGCTTGATGCACCGCTCGTGCTGCGCGAGGACAAGGAGTGGATGCTCAAGCAGATCGCTGAGTTCTGTCGCTTCAAGGCTGTCATCGAGCAGGTGCAGAAGGCGGTAGGCCAGGGCGGCTACCTCGAGAAGGGCGACCTCGGCACGATGGTGTCCAAGCTGAAGGCTGCCACCGAGATGGGCATCGTCGCCGACCTGGGCATCGACTACTTCGAAGGCGTTGAGGAGCGCCTCGAGAGCTACGAGACCGAGGACCCCGTCATCAGCACGGGGTGGAAGTCCGTCGACGACTTCATCGGCGGTGGTGTGGGTCGGCAGGAGCTGGTGCTCTTCCTCGCTCCCTCGGGCGGCGGCAAGTCCGTTGGCATGCTGAACCTCGCGCACAACTTCATGCGGCAGGGCCTGAGCGGCGTCTACATCTCCCTTGAGATGAAGGACAAGAAGGTGTCGCTGCGTACCGACCAGATGCTGGCGCGCATGACGAGCGGCATGATCTCGCTGAACAAGACCCAGGTGGCGCACGAGATCCACAAGTTCCACGAGCAGACGGGCGTCAAGTTCTTCATCAAGCGCATGCGCGAAAGCACGACGACGGCCAACGACGTGGCTGCCTACCTTCGCGAGCTGAAGGCCCAGCGCGCCTTCCGACCGGACTGGATCGTGGTGGACTACATCGACATCATGGCGCCTGTGCAGAAGGGAGCTGGTGACAGCCTTTTCCTCAAGGACAAGTTCGTGTCTGAAGAGGTTCGCGCTCTCGGCTTCGACGAGAACGCCATCATGATCAGCGGCTCGCAGCTCGGCAAGCACGCCACCGAGGCGATCATGGAGGGCAAGCTCATTCACCAGGGCGACGTGCAGGGCGGTTCATCGAAGACCAACACCGCCGACCTGATGATCTCGATGGAGAAGACCGAGGCCATGCACCAGGCCGGTGAGTACCGCTTCGGCTTCCCGAAGGCCCGCAATTCCGATGCCACGGGCAAGACGCTGCTGATGAAGTGGGACAAGACGTCGCTGCGCATCCACGACCACGTTCCTGATGAGGCGAAGCTGGAGCTGAAGCAGCGCCGCGGTCCGATCGCCATGTCCGACGTGCGACCGGGCCAGAAGCTGGACATCAACGCGATCATGAACCGGCCTCGTCCGGAGGGGGAGTAAATACGCCATGGAACGAGACCGCAAACCACAGACCCTCCTCGCTGAGCTGGCCGACAAGGCCCTCGGCGGTCGCTATCTAACCGACGGCGTGTCTGTCTCTCGTGACAAGCCAGGCAGCATCATCGAGCGGCTCACGCCCGAGCAGCGCGAGCTGCTCAAGAAGCTGAAGGTAGAGGACATCGCCGATGCCCGTTGGCCCCGCCCTGACTACATCAACCTCGAGAAGATGCCTCGCCGGCTGACGTAAATAGCACCGGTACCAACCCATACCCATCCCTAGGAGCATCCCATGGCAGAACAAGCCCGCACCATCACCCTCGACGGCATCACCTACGACCTGGCTCAGTTCAGCCAGGGCGTTCAGCAGGCCACCGACGTGTACAACTCCATCGCCGCTGACCTCAACAAGAGCCAGCTCGAGGTCATCAAGTGCCAGTCGGCCCTGCAGACCATCGGCGCCCAGATCAGCGCCGCCGTCCAGAAGGAGCTCGCCGAGAAGAAGGCTGCCAATGAGGCCGCCAACGAAGTTCCGGCTACCGACCCGTCGGCCGCCTAAGCTGCGTCGCACCACCAAACAGGGCAGGGAGGGCAACTTCCCTGCCCTGTGCCGTAAATAGCGGATGACACGCCCCCACGCACTTCTTGAAGGCATCACTCACCTGGAGGACCTGGACCTTCAGGCGTTCATCGCTGCTGTCAAGAACATCTCCAAGATGCAGGCCAGCGAGAAGCTCGATGGAGCCAACCTCTGGTTCGGTCTTGATGACGAAGGTCGCCTCTACACCTCTCGCGCCGGCAAGCGCCGCGCAGCTGAGAACATGTACGAGGAGAAGGACTACCCGTACTTCGCTGCCTACAACGGCTTTCGCTCGGCGCACGCCGCCCTGAAGCAGAAGGAGCGCGAGATCAAGGCCGTGCTGCGGGCCGGCGACACGATCGAGATCGAGGTGCTGTTCGGTCGCCAGCCAAACGCCGTCACGTACGGCGCTGGTGGCAAGAACTACATCGCCTTCCTGCGCGGTGTTGAAGGAACCCCTGACACGATGGTGGACCTGCTGTCGACGCAGCTGAGCAACAGCTCCGTGTCGGTCAAGGTCGACCTCGTTGACAGCGTTGACGGCGTCAACCTCACGCTGCAGCCCGCCGACGTGCAGTTCCAGTTCGTAGGTGCCCAGAAGATCGACACCGCGAAGCTGAAGGACACCGACGTCGCTAAGCACCTCGCGGCCCTTGAGAAGTTCCTGTCGCAGCAGGCAGCTCTGCCGAAGGGTGCACCGCACCCAGAGAGCATGACGAACTTTGACCTGCTGACCCGCACGCTCGGCTCCATTCCGCAGGCCATTCGTCCGATGGCGAAGGAGCTCAAGGCGCAGCTGATGGCGAAGGTCATGGCGGACTTCAAGCTGCCCATCAAGAAGGAGCTGCTGGACAAGTTCGTCAACCAGATCAAGTCGCCGCTTGCCGGTGATGACCTCACCCCTGACGAGGACATCGGCATCGAGGGCGTGGTGCTGAAGGACCCAACGACCGGCGAGCAGATCAAGCTGGTCGACAAGGACACCTTCACGACCGTCAACCAGTTTAACCACGCCGTTCGCAACAGCCTGTCTGGCACGATCAAGACGACTGACAGCAATGCCAGCATCGAGAGCCGCGGCGGCCTGGTCGGCAACATGTACATCACGATCGCCGACCTGCTTGGAAACATCGGCCTGTCGCGCGGCGTATCGGCCCGCAAGGTCATGCAGACGGTCAAGGGCAAGGATCCAGAAGCGACCATCCGCAACCTCGCGAAGGAGCTGGGCAGCGACGACTACCTCGGTACCAAGCGCAAGGTGCTCGCGCTGATCGAGGAAACGCAGGCGCAGCTCGCCGGCGCGCTCGCTGACTTCAAGAAGCACAAGGACAGCTTCCGCCTGAAGCTGAAGTCAGGCAAGACGATTGGCCTGTCGCCTGAGATCATTCGTCGCACTCTCGTGTCGTTCGCTGAAACCAAGCGCAACATCGATGAGCTGCTTGAGAAGGTCAAGGGCACGAAGACGCTGGCTCAGCTGCTTGCCATCCTGTACGGTCGTCACGCCAAGGCGGTGTTCGCTACTGGTGATGAGGAGCCGGTTGCTGAAAGCCTGCTCAAGGACGCTGAAGAGGCGTACCTGATCGAGAAGCGCCACACCACCGACAAGGCCCTCTACCACGGCAAGGACGCCTTCCACCTGCTGAACACGTACATGGCCACTGTCGCCATGTCGACGATCATCTACAAGGCCAAGGACAAGCTGGGCATCAAGCTGCTGCGCGACAAGACGCACATGCGCCTGAACAGCTGGAGCCCGGAGATGTCGCCTCTGAACTTCTGGGGCTACGTCATCTGGCGCAGCGGCACGCCTGCAGTCAAGAAGCTGCTGGGCAAGCAGGCCGCTGAGATCTTCCGCTTCGCCCGTCGCTGCCCACCGGCCTGGTGGAAGTTCCTCCACATCGACCTGAGCTTCGGTGCTGAGCGCCCGGCTGACTGGGTGCAGAACCGGAAGGCAATCACCTTCCTCCAGGCTTTCCCCGGTCTCAACATCGACCGCCTAAATAGCATCCTGGATGGCGCCTTCAACTACGACGAGCTGACCCTCGATCAGAAGGTGAAGCTGCACTCCAAGCTGTACTACTACGCGCAGCAGTTCGTAGGTAGCTCGCCGCTGCTGTACCGCATGCGAGCAATCAGCGATGAGCTGCTGCTGAACGCAAACGACGAAAACTACCAGATGGTTGAAGGTATGAAGCTCCTGCAATCCATTACCGCGCTGAAGGAAGATGATGCGCCCTCGCTTGGTGCTGGTGGAGCCGCGCTTCCATCTGGCTCTGGCGCAGCTGCCGGTGCAGTTGGTGGCATGAGCGCCGCCACCTCTGCCGGCGACATTGCCTCCTACCCGAAGCCGCTCTTTGGTCAGAAGCAGATCATTCGCCGCAAGCGCAACCCCGAAGTCAAGCGCCTCAAGTTCCCGCGCCCAGAGGAGACAAAGAAGTGAAGTCACTGCTCAAGGAGTTCGTCAATCAGGCTGACCTGAAGAAGGTCGACGGCTCAGACGCGGGTAAGACCGACGTTGTTGACAAGGCCGGCACCAAGGATGTTCAGTTCTCGCTGATGCGCAATACCATCAACTCAGATGGCAAGATCAACGGCGCGAACGTCAACGACTACCTCGAAAAGGCCAAGGACCTGAACGACGAGGTCGACAGCGTGCTGTACGGCCTGGAGACTGACGATGGTGAAGTCGTCAAGGTCTACGTGAACGCCACGCAGGCCGATGCCTTTGAAGCCGAGATGAAGAAGATGCTCGGCATGGAAGACGACATCGAGCAGGTGGTGAACGACCTGGCAACGCGCTTCGACATCATCGACGTGGTGTGGCCGAAGAGCTCTCAGGTGTCCAACCCAGACGGTACGCCGGCTGAAGCTCCTGCTGATGAGCCGCTCGACATGGGTGCTGACGCCCCTGCTGATGGCGAAGGTGAGGAAGAGGGCGATGACGACATGGAGGTCATCGCCTCCGCTGACGACATCGCTGACGATGAAAGCACTCCCGACGACAAGAAGGTCGTGAAGGCCGAGAAGTCGAAGAAGCCTGTCAAGGCCGGTGCTGAAGACGAAGCGCCTGCTGAGGAAGAGGGCGAGGGCAGCGAGGAAGAAGCCACCGAGAAGAAGCCCAAGAAGCCAGCTGCCAAGGAAGGCAACAAGCACGACAAGCTCAAGGGTCTCGGCAAGGGCCTCAAGGGCGAGAAGAAGACCGAGGTCACTGAAGAGGGTCTTGAAGAGGCCGCGCTTCAGCCCGGTTGGTACGTCATGGACGAGGACGACAAGACTGTCGCCGGTCCGATGAGTGAAGAAGCAGCTCGTAAGCTGTGCAGTCAAAAGGGTGGCGATGCCAAGGGCTTCAGCGTCACCTGTGTTTCTGATCACGCGGCCCGCAAATCCAATGAAGAGGTGAACATGACGATCGGCAAGAAGTTCCTGGATCGCTATCTTGGCGAAGCTGTCCAGCTCGATGAAGCCAAGAAGGACGTAGACGGCCGCCGCGACAACATCGACGTGCCAGGCCTGACCCGCACCTCGCCGCTGCTGTCAGCTCAGACGCAGCTCGCCGTGCTGGCCACGCAGCTGTACGTTGCGATGGGCATTCCAGCTGAAACGCTGCAGCGCAAGGTTCGCGCCACTCGCGAAGGTGCTGATGCTCTTGGCGAGAAGATGCGTCTCAACCCAACGCTGCGCCGCGTCGTCACCAACTTCTTCAACGCTCTCGCTGCTCAGCACGGCTGGGTTCGCGCTGAGGTGAAGGAAGCCAAGGAAGTGATGCCGCAGGACGACTTCACGCTGATGGGTTCCCGTGCCCTCGCTCAGCTTGAAGCTGCTCTCGTTGCTCTCGAGTGCCCTGAAGCTGTTGTCAAGATGGCCATCCGTCAGAACCGCGAGAGCCTGACGGACACCGCTCTCCTGCTGCAGAAGGGCGCCCTCCGCACCCGCTTCCAGCGCATGGCTTCTGAGATCGGTCTCGAGCTGCAGGCCGTGACGTCAGGCAAGAAGGCGTCTGAGCTCGAGCCCGAAGAGGTGACCGAGGCTGCCGATCGTTCTCGCTACGGCTGGTACAACAAGAAGAAGTCATCTGATGAAGACGAGGATGACGATGAGTTCATGATGGACAAGAAGACTGGTAAGCTGGTCTCAGTCCCAAAGAAGAAGCCGGATGACAAGAAAAAGGTCGAAGAAGCCATCGATCCAGCTGGCGCCGACCTCTACGCTGACGCAGTCATGTCGCTGGTTGCCGCTCTCGGCGTGCCAGATGCGGCCTTCTCGCGTACTGCCCGCACGGTCATCGCCAAGGAGTTCCGCAACATGCGCACTGACGTCAATGTCGGCGGCCTGCTGTCGCTGATCAAGCGCTTCACCGCGCAGTTCGATGCAGCCAAGTCGCGCATGACCCGTCAGAAGCCAGCTGGCACGCAGGGAACCCAAGGCACGGTGTGATGAAGCTGCTTCGCGAGCTGTCCAAGAACGACGAGCCCAAGAAGGACGAAGTCAAGCCAGAGGAAGACAAGAAGGAGAAGCCAAAGGCAGCTCCTTCTGACGAGGCTCCTGCTGATGACGTCGACGCCGGGCTCGAGCCTACCCTCCCTGAGGGTGGTTGGAACGTGGGGCACCTCGCGAACCACGGCATTCTCCTGTCGTGTGACGGCTTCTCGCTGAAGCTCGACCTGGACCAGCTGAACGTCCTCTTCGACCTGGCTGAGGAAGGCGACACCACCGGTGAGGTGCGCGACCACAGCGGTCAGCTCGTCACCGTTGAAGTGCAGTCCGACCGCATCATCCTGACGCGTGAAGGCGACGAGACATACCCAGGCGGTGTCGTTCTTGACCTTGACACGCTCAAGGAGATGGGCATCGAGCAGCACGAGGATGCTGCCGCCGAAGCCGCCGAGCAGGAGGATGAAGGCGGTGGACCTGATGCTGAGGCCGAAGAGCCAGCCGAAGGTGATACAATTGACGATGAAGCAGCTAAAGATGACCTCGATGAGGGCATCAAGAAGGCGTTTCGTCGTTCAGGCAACAAGATCAAGCGCGGCTTCCGCGTAACGTCTGGCTTCCGCAAGGGACGAGTGGTAGCGAAGGCATCATCTGCCTTCAAGCCGCGCGCCAAGGCCAAGACCCGCATGAAGCTTCGCATCGCTGGCCGGAAGAAGCGGATCATCCGCCTCCTCAAGTCCAAGCGTACTCGAAAGAAGTCTGCGTCGAAACGACTTGCTCGCATGAACAAGTCTGTCAAGTGACGTTCGACTACCCCGAAATCTCCACCGTCAGCTACAACAACCAGCGCTGGTACGATACGCCAGCCGGCTGGATGCCGTCCATCACGACGATCCTGGGCGCCACCGCCTCACCTGAGAAGGTGCAGTCGCTGCAGCGCTGGCGCGATGGGGTTGGCCATGAGGAGGCCGACCGCATTACGCAGGAGGCAGCTGACAACGGCACGATGGTGCACCTGCTCTGCGAGCGCTTCCTCAAGGGGCAGAAGATCGACGCGCTGATCGATGGACAGCCGCCCACTCCGAAGTCGATGAAGGGCTTCAACTCGCTGAAGTTCAAGCTGCGCAACATCAAGGTGTGGGGCCAGGAGGTGGCGCTCTTCTCGAAGCGCTTTGAGGTAGCTGGTCGCTGCGACGTCATCTGCGAGTACAGCGGCCTTCCCGCGATCGTCGACTTCAAGACGGCTCGCCGCATCAAGGGCTACGACGACATCCACGACTACAAGGTGCAGCTTGCGTTCTACGGCGCAGCGCACAACGAGATGTTTGGCACGAACATCAAGGACGGCATCGTGCTGATGGCGTCTGATGAGGGATTTCCACAGGAGTTCAGGATCAAGCTCGAAGATCACTACGACGAGCTCGCTCTCCGGGCATCCACCTTCTGGCAAGCCGCTGTAAATAGTGTAGCTTGAAATCACACGGAGACGCGCATGGCCGACCCAACAAACGAGATGGCAATCAACCTTCCTATGGTGGCACCAACCGCCGTAGGCGACATGGGCGCGCCAGCCCCGGCACCCGCCGAGATTGCCTACGATGACGCCACCGACAGCACCATCGTTGTTGGCAAGCCGATGCACTCACATGACCCTGCTCGCATCAGCGTCTACGCGCAGTCGATCAACCCGGTATCGGGCGGCTGGGCAACAGCATCGAGCGCTCAGACCGCTCCTGCTGCCGAGAAGCCTGCTGATGCAGTTGCTGTCTTCGACGTGGTGTTCAGCGTTGGTATCGACTGCGGTGACGGTGTGACGAAGACGTACCAGGTCGTCAAGCGCATCGGCATCGACAAGTGCAAGATTGCCTGCGACGCCGAGTGCACCACGCCGGTGTCCGTCGTCGAGAGCAAGAACGAACAGAAGCTCGCTGAAGCTGCCGCTACCAAGAAGCGCTTCCGCGTGCTCGCTGGACTGGAGTAACCATGGCACAAGTAGTCATCTTCGCTCCTCCTGGTGAGGACGTTTCCGCCGGCAAGTCGGCGCTTGAGGACGCAGGCCACGACGTCGAGATCGTCGAGGCAACCCCTGAAAACCTGCTGCACATGGCCATCGGCATGCTCGAAGGCGAAGGTGGCATGGGTGGTGCTGGCGGCGGTGAAAAGACCGAGGAAGAGCCGGCTCCTGAAGAGGAGAGCACCGAAGAAGAGCCAGCTCCTGAAGAGGAGCCAGTTGGCGAAGCCGCTGTTGCTGATGAGGTGGTTCCCGTCTACGTCGGTACCGCTGGCAAGTTCTCGCTGCTGCGCGTTCTTGACATGCAGGACGGCGAGAAGGTCACCTACAAGATCAACGAGAGCCAGTTCTCGTTCTGGAAGCCGGTCACCGGCCAGCGCATGCAGAACCTGCCAGTGACCATCGGTCAGCTCGACACCAGCCTGATGGTCAAGGTCGTTGCAGGTTCGAAGCCAGCCCTCGTCCTGACCGCTGAGGACGCAAAGCGACTTGGGCTACGATAAGTAGTTCATGACCATTCGCAGTCCATTCTTCGTCGTTGAAGACGCGCTTTCCCCGGCGCGTTGTGAGCAGCTGATCGCCGAGCTGGGCATTCACTCGCCCAACGTGGACGAGGCCGGCAAACCCATCAAGAACGAGCGCATCATGACCGAGCACGTTGGCCTGGTTCGCGACGTGCTCGATCCGCACCTTGCTGACATCGAGGTCCGCTACAGCGGCGCCATTCGCGGCATGGAGACACCGCTCTTCCAGCAGTTCTTCGAAAACCCGAAGGACCCAGCTGTCGGACACGGCTGTGAGAACGCAAAGTACATGCGCAAGAAGTGGGTGAAGACGAAGGACGTCGACCTCGTTGGCTACCTGTGGCTGAAGGACTTCAACAGTGGCGTGCCACTTGACCCCCGCTTTGAGGTGTACGGCGGCAAGCTTGAGTTTCCGGCCTACGACTTCAGCCTCGTGCCCCAGCGCGGCACGCTCGTTCTCTTCCCAGCCGGACCGCACTTCATCACGTGCGTTTCGCCCATCCTGGTTGGCTCGCTTGAGCAGGTGAAGGTCACCATCAAGATGCTGAACAACCACAAGGACGGCGGCCCCTGGCTGTACCAGCCGTCAAGCTTTCCCGGAACGTACGCCGAGTGGTTTTCCGCTGAAGGCTAAATAGGCCATCCACAGCAGGAGACCATCATGGCAGATGTAGCAGGCTACGCCCACCCTGGCGCCGACCCCGAAAAGGGCTGGAGCGGCATCCTTCACCCGTCAATGACGAACAAGTTTCGTCTTCGCTTCGATGGAAGCAAGCGGTTTGACCTGATCACGATGCAGACCACCAAGGTCGAGATCAGCGCACGTGACCGCACCATGCGCGTTTGGATCCAGAACCCGGTGGCGTACGCGCAGGACCTGCTCGACCTCATCGAGAAGCTGGGTCATGGCAAGCACTCAGGCCGCATCGAGGGACTGGACGGTGACGAAGGTGTCACGCTCATGTTCAAGTTCTTCGCCGAGCTGGAGGACCACAAGCTGGTGTTCGACTACGCCATCGGCGAGCCGCTCACCCACGAGCTGGTCTTCAAGTACACCCGCGCCTACTAGTAGGCGACCCAAGCCCCCTCAGTCTCGGTTTCACCACGCCACTCGTACACCACGTTGACCTCGGCAAGCGAGCCGTTGGGCTTCTCGCCGTAGTTGACGTGCACCAGGCTGCGGGTCGGACCCGTGTGCTCTCTAGTGGGAGCATCAGGCAGTCCATCACCACCGCTAAGGAACGTCTCGGCGAACGGGGTCAGGAAGTCGGTGTCCACTCCGTGGTCCTGCACATCTGCTGGGTTGGGATTGGGGATCGGAGGACCGCCCATTCCGTCATCGGTGTCACCCGACCGAGGCAGCATCTCAATCCAGGGGTCAGACGCGTTCACCTGAGTGCGCAGGTTCTCAATGTCCCAGCCAGTCGTGGGGATCATCGTCTGCGGGTCGGTCACCGTGGTAGTCGCCAAACGATACACCTGGGTGCGCGGAACGATCACAACCTCATCGGCAGGAGTGAAAACCGACGTGGTGGGGGTGAGCTTTGCGGCCAGTGAACCGGGTACTACAAACGGGCGCGAAAAGCTGAACGGGCCGAGTTCAGTCACGACGTCTGCGTCGGGCGCTATCTTCAAGCTAATGCCATATCTGCGCGCGCGTGGTGTGGTGTCGAGCTGATCGATCACGAGCTTGTCAGTCGCGGTCAGCCGGTTGTCGATGATGGTTGCCTTGGCTGGGCCGGAAACCATCTCTGCCGCGTTGACTACGTAGTTCGTTACGACGCACACGCCGTCGTAGTTCGGTTGATCCGGCGCCACGAACTCGATCACCTGAACGGAGATGCGGTTGCCAGGTCCACCTGGTTCACGTGCACGGAAGTACGTTCCGCCCGCGAACAGCCGAGCCCGCAGCGATGAGCACGACCGCAGGTGCGGCCGCCCAGAGAAGGACGCAGGCCGGTATGGGTAGTCAGGCATCTTGCCGCTTGGCACGGCTTACTCCTCGAACGAGACGGTGTTGGCGCCGGTGACAGCGATGCCGTCGTGCACGCTCTTGCCGCAGCGGTGGGGCGCGATTTTCGTCTTGCCCTTCAGCGCCACGGCCTGGTTGTTGATGAACACGGTGGATGTCCACGGACCAACGAACACGGTCGGTGGAAAGCAGCCATGACCGGTGGTGGTCTTGTGGCCCTGGTGGGTGATGGGCATGCCGTTAGCGAAGACGTTGGCCGAGCCGTCAGCTGAGTGGTCGCCACAGCTGACCCCATCTCCAATGCGCACCACGTTTCCCATGTTACATCTACCTCTCGTTACACATGGACTATTTACGACCTGCGCGGATGTGATAGAATAGCAACATGAAGCAGCTGTTCGACATCACGATGGCCGCGGCCAGGAGACCAAGCATGAAGATCGTCCGTCCCTACCCGCTGACGTTCCGCCAGAAGTGCCTGATGCGGATCGCCTACGTGTGCCTGCTGCTGTGCAGCTTCTCCGCACCGCAGTCGCGCCAGACCCGTGACCAGCTGCTTCAGCGGCTGGAGGGCTTCTACGTCAAGGGCCACTGATTACGTGAGCGCCTTCGAGTAGGCCGCGCAGTCGTTGACGCGGTTCGTCCAGCCGCGTCCGTAGGTGGCGAAGCCGGCGGTGCCCTTCAAGTAGGCGATCCGAGCCGCCGCAAGGGCATCCACTGCCGCGAGAGCAGCCGCTCCTGTCTCTGTGCCTGTCACGCCGGCAGCGGTCATGATCCGCGCCGCGCCTCCTGCCCCAACCAGGTACTTCGTGTCGAACATGAACACGGCGATCTGCAGCGTCATCGCGCTGCAGTCAGGGTTTCCAAGCCAGTACGAGTTGTAGCCTGTCGAGCGGGCCGTCGCGTAGTCCATCGTGTGGATGTCCACGTTTGGGTTGAAGCGCTGCGCCACGCCGAACTTGGTCGTGCTGCCGAAGTTCTTCGGGTACTCCACGTAGCCAACGCGCTGGCGCTGGTCAGACGTGGCGATCAGCCCAGCCGCCACCTCGCTGTCGGATGGTGAGCGCGCCGGCGTCGTCATCCACTGCGCGTTGACCTCATGCAGCATGGTGAAGTACCAAGCCTTCTCGAATGGGTCATCACCAACTGACGGCGGAACAGTCACCACTGGAGGTGGTGCTGCTGGTGGTAGACCAGCTGGGTAGTCGGGACCGAAGGCAGCGCAGGACGTGCGCGCCTGCACCTGAGCGGGTGTGATGTACCGATCGCCGTTGACCGTGGTCGTGCCTGAGCCATCTGGCTGGTTGGATGACGTCACGCCGTTCGCCACCTGCACGGCGCCCTTCAGGTACGGTGTCGGGTCAACCCGCGTGCCGTTGGGAAGGCGCACCTCAAAGTGCAGGTGTGGACCAGAGCCGATGCCGGTGTTGCCCTCTCGACCAAGCGCCTGGCCACCCACCACCTTCTGACCGACCTTCACGTAGATCGAGTTCAGGTGGGCGTAGCACGTGGTAATGAGGTGCTGGCCAGCCGCATTGACGTGCTTCACGAGCACGTAGTTGCCGTAGCCGGTGCCAGGCCGAGCAAGCACTACCTCACCGTCGTAGGCGCACTTCACGTCCTCGAGGTGGCGGTCGGCGTACGCGAAGTCGAGCGCGAGGTGCATGGATGACGCACCGCTGGCCGGCGGCTTGCGTTGCCCAAAGCCTGACGTCACGATGGACCCAGGAAGTGGGTGCTGCAGCTGAATGGTGTCGGAGCCTGAGCCACCGCCTGGAGAGAAGTCGTAGGTGCGGTCGTCAATCAGAACGTTGGAGCTGTCGTAGGCCTGAACGCGCAGCGTCAGCTTCTTGCCCTCGTACGAGGCGTCAAACGTTCCTGACATGAGACCAGTGCTGGTGCTCATCGTCACGCCGGTGAAGGAGGCGGGCGTGAAGGCCCAGTGGTCAGCGACCACCCCGCCTGTGAGACCAAACTGGAGGTTGATCAGGCGGCTCGGAGGGGTGACGATGGAGGTGACGTTGATCTTGCCTGGCACCACCTCGGTCTTGTCATCCACCTGACCCGTTTCAGAGGTGTTTCCCTTGCGCGCCGCAAAGCAGTCCTCGCTCTCACCAGGCAGGCGCTGGATCTCGGGACCGACGGTCGGCTCATCAGGGCTGATGTCAACGACCGTGATCTGGGGTGCGGGTGGGCAGCAGCTCATTTGTGGTCAACGATGATGTACTTGCCGTTGTTCTTCGGGCTTGGCATCAGGGTGAGGTTCTCGTCGTCCTCTGGCGTGAAGGCGTAGGCGGGATACGAGCGACCTTTCGAGGTCAGCACCTTCAGCATGAAGGCAGTGCCCTTCACCTGCTCGACCTTACCTACCTGCCACGAGCTGCTTCCAGGAAGGTGCGCGCTAAAGATCACCTCAGTGCCCTTGTCCAGCAGCGTCGCAACCATGTCCCAGATAAAGGGGCGACCAGGGTTTACTGCCTCATCGACCTTCTTGATGTTCTCGACCCAGTAGAAGTCGCTCACCTTGTCCTTCACCAGCGTAAGCCGCTCATCGTCATCAGGGTAGATGCCAAGAATGTAGTAGGTGCGCGATGCATAAACCTGAACCTTATGCTGTTCAGGCTCGATCTTCATGATCTCACCCGTGAGGTGCATCATCTTTGGGGTCTGATCGCCGCTGCCATTTGCCCAGATGACGTCAGCGTCAATCGAGACGCGCTTGCCCTTCTCTCGCTGCTTGAGCGCTAGCTCCCAGACGAGCGGTAGGCCACGATCGACAACCTCATGCAGCTTCACTTGCAGGCCTTGAGAGCGATGCGCAGCTCGTTCTCATAGGCGTTCGCGAGCTCACGGTCGCCCATCAGGTCACGAGTGGCGCTGAAGATGTCATCGTATGGAGGAGCAAAGTGGTAGGCTGGAGCAGCTGGCTCCTCCACCTTGCAGGGCACCGGCACCGGCACCTTGACTTCCTTGATGGTCACACCGCCGTCGGTGGCGCACGCGCTGAGCAGCACTAGTACGAAGGTAGCGAGAGCGAGCTTCACTTTGCACCTCCATTCACCAGGTCGAGGGCCGACTTGCACAGGTTGCTTGGGTCACTTGGCTTGGCCTTGAAGATGGTGCCTGCCTTCTTCTTGGCAGCGGCGGTGTCGGCGCGTGCCTTCACAAGCGCGGCTTCAGCTGCTGCGAGGCGAGCATCGGCGTCCTTCTTGAGGCTGTCGATGGCTGCGTTCTGCGTGTCGATGGCGGTGCTCAGCTGGCGAATGCTGGCTTCCTTGACCGCGACCTCCTGACGAAGGTCAGCCACCTGGCCCTGCAGGTGCTTCACGTACCAGAAGGCACCAAGCAGGGCGGCGACAATGAGGCCAACACCGATGAGGCGTGCGTAGAGACCTGTGATCATATGTGTATGTTCCTCTAGTGGTTACTGCTTGGCAGCGATCAGCGCTTCAGATCCAGAGATCGTGCTGAAACTACCCGAGGCAAGCAGCACGCCGTTCTTGTAGAACGATGGGGTCGTCCAACCACCAGTCATCACGACGCCGATTACGTCACCATCAACCGCGGCAGCCACGTTGACAATTGATGTACCCTGTCCTTGGCCTAGGCCAAATGAAATGTAGCCAGACTTGTGGTAGAACGCGGATGTTTCTTGGGCGAGTGCGCTACCCATGAAAACCTCTGGGTCGAATGGATTGTTGCCCTCATCACACGAGTAGATGCCTACGGCATCAACGTTGCCGCCAATGATGAACTCACAGGCAAAGGTACCGTACGTGCTGTACAGATCATTACCACTCTGACTCGAACCGGTGCCATTGAACTTGATGTACTTCTGGTTGTACACAGTCACATTGGCACCGTAGATGAATGCAATGTTGATCGGCGTTGCCACCAGATCATCAACGGCGTTGACGCCATAGCTGTACTGGAGATTCGCGCAACGCAGGCCGAGTGCAAGGTATGGAGTGCTTGCGGTTTCGGCACCACCAGTGGCAAGATAAGCTGCGCTGATGAAGCCGTCAGATGCCGTAGAAGCATTCCAGCTCTTAAACACGACGCGGGCAAACTCAATTGCCGTGCAGCTGCCTGCCGTGATGCGACCGAGGAACGTTGAGCCACTTGGTACACCAGCGAAGGTGCTGTTGTTGCGCAGGTAGACATCAACGCCGGTGGTGTCCATGACGAGCCACATGCGGTATTCAGTCGAAGGTGAGAGCGCGTTGGCACCAAGGTTGTAGGTTTGCGACGTGGCAGTGCTCTGTGTAGCGATGTCAACCTTGACGCTGTCGACGCCGTCTGGGTCGTGCTTCATGGTCATCGTCACGTAGTACGTACCACCAGAGCTCTGAACGCTGTAGGAGATCTGTGCTGGAACGCCCGTGTCACCTGAGCCAGGTGTGCCGCGCAACGACATCAGCTGTGACGTGTACGGCGTATGCGTTTCAGTGGCAGTGAAGTTGAGGATCGACTCAGAGTACGTTGCCTCAGTTGCCAGCACCAGCAGACCAGTTTGAACCTCGTGCGCAAAGTCAACGCCGTTGCTGACGTAGCTTGAGCCGCTTGGCGCCAGGTTCGCAGTGTGACCAGTCACTGAACCGGTTGTATCGCTGAACTCATCGCGGAAGATCGTGAAGCCAAGACCGCTCGACTTGCCAGTCGAGGTGAGGTTTGGCCAGCCGCCAGCGTAGTCAACGCTGATCAGCGATGGATCGTTTGCGCCGTTGTAGCCATCAAGACCGATGTAGTTGAACGTTCCACCAGCACCGCTTGGAAGCGTGCCAGAACCTGCAGCCACGCCGTCAATGAACAGTGAGTACGTCTGCGAGCTGTTGCTGACCTCAACGCGAGCCGTGAAGTAGTCATCAACCGGCAGATCGCCAATGTTCACTGGACCAAACGAGTTGGTAGCAGTGGCATCACCGCCTTCAAATGCGATGGTGCCATTGCCGTTTCCATCACCTGCTGTGGTGAGCTGCAGCTGGAAGTAGTTTGCGGTATCGGGCATGTTTGCCACGATCAGGCGGGCGGTGTTGTCGTTGCCACCACCAGTCACCTTCGCGAACTTCATGCGCGTCTCAAACGAGAAGTCAGACGTCTGCGCGGGGGTTGGCACGTACGTCTGATCGCTGCCCGTGTTGGCGATGAAGCTGGCAAGGCCAACTGAACCGTCGTTCATCGTGAAGCTGTAGGCATTGTAGCCAAGGCCACCGTCAATCACCCATCCTTCACCGGTGTTGGCGAGGTGATAGGCAAGAGAGGTACCAGTGCGATCACTGAACGTGTCAAGGAACCAAGGCTGTGGTGCCAGCGGGCCTGTGTCAACGTTGCCGATCGACGTATCGCCTGCGTACGCGTATGGAGCAAGCAGACGAATTACTCGAGCGGTACCAGCGCGTGGAGTTGACCACGTGATGGTCGTCGTCAGGAAGTCAGGTGAGTGGTAGATGCGGAGTGGAAGCATCTTCTGACCACCAACGTTGGTCACCTCGCAGATTGGAGGCAGACCGTAGTTGTGGTTGATGATCCACGTGTTGGACGGCGTCGACTGAACGA